TGCCGGCCGCGCAATCAGTCCCAGTAGCTCAATTGGATAGAGCATCCCCCTCCTAAGGGGAAGGTTGTGAGTTCGAACCTCGCCTGGGACGCCATATATTCCGCGCCTTCCAGCATTTTTCACCTTCTTGAACACTGCGCCCATGGGTGCAATGTGGGTGCAAAAGAAAGCCCCGTCAGCGCGAAGCATAACGGGGCGGTTCCCCCCTTCCAGAATCACTCTGGTCAGGATCTAGCGCAGCCTCTCGCCGGCTAGATGGTGTTTGCTGTCGCCGGCCCCGGAGAAAACTCTAAGGATTCAGGCCGCACAGCATGACGGGGTTTTTCATGAATCGAGGCACTGCCCGTCTAATCCTCGTCCTGGCTATCCCGTAGGCCGCCCAGGCCGCGGTAAAAACTATTTGATGGCCGTGACCTCACATAGCAGGGTCATCTCGGACATATCGTTGTTCGGCAGGATGGCTTTCACGTTGTACTGCTTGCCGTGGTAGATCAGCCGCCACTCGGTCGTCAGGTCGGCCCGGTACGGCATCGTCACCTTCGCGCTAAGCAAGGTCTGCAACTGAGCGGCGGAAAAATATTCATCGCCCGATACGCTGTCCACTGCTGCCCATTCGGTCGCAACGGTAGACCAGCCTTCTTGCCAGCCTCCCATGCCATCGGAAACGCGGGTGAGCTTTTGGAGTTCAAGCGGGTGGCGGCGGCGTCCGATTCTCATCACAGCACCGCCATAGAACGATAAGGGGCCAGCAGCAGCGCGTATGCCGTGCCTTCGTACAGGATGCGGTCGGCTTGGCGCTCGCGGTTGATGTACAGGTCAGCGGTCAGCAGCAGGACGGCGGCTTGAATGGGTTCCGGCATCGGGTCGGGCAGATCGTCGCCCAGATATTCCTCAACGTGCCGGGTGGCGGCGTCCAGGTACAACTGAATCAGCCCGTCTTCCAGGGCGTGCATAACGCGCAGATGCTGCTTGGCTTCGGCCACGGTAATCATACGAAAAACACCTCGGTATCAATTTCAATGGGGGCGGCTGCGGCTTGGGCGGCGCCCATTGCCATTGCTAGGGCTTGCAGGCCGTCGATGCGGCCCGTGCGGCGGGACTTGTCCAACTTGCGATTGCCACTTGGGTCTTTGGTGGCGACGGCATTCGCGGCACACATACTCAGCACCGGGTGGTTGCCGTGGGCGATGCGCCCGTTCAGCAGCTCGGCTTCCAGGGCGTCGAGCGCGGGTGCCATTGATTGGAACCCCTGCCCGAAAGGCACGAGTGGCAGCTCGATACCGATGCGCTCGAACTCTTTCTGGAGCACGTCCATACGCCAGCGGTCGAAGGCGATTGACTGGATATCGAGGCCGTCCAGGATCTCAACCATATCGAGCGCCACGGCTTCATAGTCCACCGTCGCGCCGGGTGTCGTTCGCAGATAGCCTTCGGCGGCCCACTGGTCATACGGGGCGCGGTCTTTCTTGGCTCGCTCGAACAAGCCTTGCTCCGGCGTCCAGAAGAACGGGCGAACCTGCCAGACGCCAGCGGCCTTGCAGATCAGCACAAGTGCCGTCAGGTCGGTACGGGCGGACAAGTCGAGGCCGGCATAGACAGGCCCGTCAAACGGCTCAGGTTCGGTGCCACAGGCTGCCCACACGTCAGGCGATATGAACGGGCTGTCGAGGCTCACACGCTGGTTTAACAGCAGGTTGCGGGCGGTGTTGCTCATGCTCGGCATACGGGCGGCTTGCTGCATCTGCTCGCGTAGATCGTCCTCGGAGCGGAACAGGCCCAGCGCCGGATTGGCTGCTTTCCAGGCGTCTTCGTCTAGCAGGTCGCAGCCCTTCGGCGCGGCGTACAGGTGGCAGACGATGCGCGGGTCTTTCGACCGTTTGGCGTCGTCAATCCACTGGCTCAGCAGATCGGCGTCATTCGCGGCTTGGGTACTGATGGCGATCAGCAGCGGGCTTTCGTGGGCACCTTGTGACGTGGTGATGGCATCCACGAAGTCGGATTGAGGCCCGCGGATCTGGCCTATCTCGTCCAGGATGGCGAGCACTGGTGACAGGCCGTGTGCCGTCTTGCCGTCTGCCGCCAGGGCACGAAACTCGGTATTCAGCGGCAGGCCGATCAGGCGTTTACCACTCGGCACGATGCGGACAATCTTGGACAAGGCCGGCGATAGCTGGACCATCTTTGACGCCAGGTTGAACACCAGCGCGGCCTGGTCACGGCTCATGGCTCCCGATACCAAGCTCGAATTCTGCTTGGCTTCCGGCCCGACCAGATGGGCCAGGATAAGGCCGGCGATCAGACCGGACTTCCCGTTCTTGCGGCTCACGGACAGGATGGCGCGCCGGGTGCCGTGGGGATTTGAATATACGTCGCGGATGAACTGCTTTTGAAACTCAGCCAGGACCAGCGGCTTGCCCACGTCCGCGCCTTCTGGCGTGACGCAGTAGCGGGATATGAACTGAATCACCTTCTCGGCGCGGCTTACATCCCCCGGTTTCCGGGTATCTAAATGTGAGCCCGGATCACTTCTAACCGCGCTCATTGCATCGTCGCCAAGGTGGGGATCAGGTCGTCGTCGAGCTGAGCGCGGGCGTCTCGTTCCAGTTCGGCACCTTTCGGGATGTTCTGAGCCTTGCCCACGGTGGCGATGGTATCGACCTTGAGCTGTCGGCCAGTGGCCAGTGCGCGGCGGGTCATCTTGTCCAGCAGATCGCAGGCCGGGTTCGGCTTGCCGTCCACCAGCAGGCCGTCACGGTCGATGGCATCTTGCAGCGCCTCGATATCGGCATAGGCGCGGGCCAGGCTCCCGGCCAGGATCAGGTCAGCATCGGTCCAGGTGTCACGCGGGCGGGCGGTTACGATGGCATCCCAGAACGGCCTAGCCTGCTTGCTCACGCGCACAAAGGCCGGAGGCGGTAGTGGGCCAAGCGCAACGGCCTGAGCGGCTGCTATGGCGGCTCTGGCGCTGTCTGAGCGGGGGCGGCGTGGGGTGGTTTTCATGGCACTTAGCGATAAAAGAGCAGGGACCGGGCGGTGTTGCCTGCGCCGGTTGCTGGTGATTTTTGTTCTCGATTCCACGGATGATCGGGATCGAGCGGATTGCCTTTCACGTCGCAGCCCCACGTCACGCTCTTGCCCATACTCGCGGCTGTCTTGAGCGAATGGCATTCATGGCAGAGCGCGGCCAGATTCTCCCGGCTGTTGTCGTCGGTGAAGTCCTCGCGGCTGTCCTCGATGTGGTCAACGTCTGTTGCTGGCACTACCAGACCACGCGCTGTACACATACGGCAGAGCGGTTCCTCAGCGAGTACCTGAGCGCGAAGACGCTTCCAGGCGGTGCTGTTAAGACTTAACGTCCGGCGCTTCTTCATGCGTTAACCTCGTTAACTGGCTTGTTAACTTGGTCGTCCAGTCCGTCGATACTCGGAAGGTTCTCGATACGGCGGACTTCGCTCTTGAGCATCCATCCGTCCTCAATGCCGCGCTGGTAGAAGTTGGCGCGGGCCAGGCTGTCGCCACGCAGCAGACCCTCCACGTTGTGCTCGACGAAGAAGGCCGGATTGGTAATGCACGCTCGGTTGATCGCCTGTTCCCACATGACCAGATGACGGCGCAGGGTGTTGGTCACAAAGAAGCGGGCCAGCTCGACCACGTTGGAATAGTTCGCGGCCTCCATGTCGCCAATCATCACGGGCGGTACGCGGAACAGGCGGGCAGTCTCGACGATGGACAGGCGCCGGGCTTCGATCCACTCGGCATCCTCGAGGGTCATGCTCACGGTCTTGAACGTTGCGCCTTGCGGCAGTACAGCGGTCTTGCCGTGGTTCATCACGCCAGCCTGCCCAGCGTTCCAGCTCTCGCGGATCTGGCTGGCCTGGTCCTTGGTCGTGCCGGGCGCTGTCTCGATAACGCCGCTGAGCTTGGTGCCTTGCTCGAACATCTTGGCGCCGTGGGTGCGTTCGGCCAGGGCTAGGCCGATAGTGTCGCGGGCTACCTGAATGGGCGAGCGTCCGAGAATCCCATCGTCTGAGTGGTAACGCAGGTGCAGCACTTCATCGGCCAGCAGGCGGCGCTGATTGCCGTTGCGGTCGGCGTGCTCATAGATCAGGTTCCCATTGCTCGAACGCAGGACAGTGACGCTATCCGGGTGCAGCGGCAGCAGGGCTTTCACCGAACCGTTCGGGTTCCACACGATTTCCGCATAGGCATTACCACGCAGCAGGACGTGACGCTGCATCTGCTCGCGGAACTCCAGGGCGGTCTGGTAGTTGTTCGGCGCGTCGTGCAGCAGACGGTACAGCGGGTGGCTCTTGGCCTTCTCGCGTCCGTTGTCGGTGTTGCGGTACACGTCGAGCGGCAGGCTGCCCACCGTCTCACTGATAGCAGCCACGCACGCATAGACTGCTGAGATACCTTCGGCGGTGGTTGTGTTCACGTCTACGCCAGCCACGCCAGGAAAGCCCGTCAGGCGGTCGTAATAGGTGTCATAGGCCGGGGTTGTCGGCTCGGGGCTGGATCGTTTGAACAGGCGTTGAATCAGGCTCATGCGATGGCCTCCAGGTACAGACGGGCCAGGCGAATCGAGCGCGGCAGCTTCGACCGGACTTGAACACTCGTCGCGTCATAGGCCGGGTTGGCCGTGATGGTGATCTCGAACAGATCCACGTCTCGCAATTCGCGGACGGGCTTCGCGCCTTCGGCCCAGGTGTCGCGCACAGGTAGGAACCCGAACGAACAGCCGGCCACGTCGCCACGCTTCACCAGCTCGGCCAGATCCCGGCCAAGGGTGGTGTCGGGAAGGTCCAGCTCGAACGCCAGGCCTTCGGAATCTTCGGTGAGTCGCAGAGTGCCGGCACCCAGGCGACCGAGCAGCGACTTGCCGTCATGCTCGTAAATCGCCCGGATGTTTCCAGCGGTGGCGGCGGCAAGCGTCCGGGTGAAAGCACCGGGGCGGATGACTTCCACAAACTCGCCCAGGTCCGTCTCAGAGTTGAACCGAGCGGCATAGCCGGTCAGCTTGCGTCCGTCAGGCTTCAGCCCATTGCTTGCGCGCCGTTCCATTACGGTGCTACCGCTTCGCTGGCGACCACGAAGCCTTCCGGATGACGTACCGCTGTATCTACGGTGGCCATCGCTCGGACTTGCACACCGCCTCGGCTGTAGGCCGGTTCGGCGTATGGGTTCACCAGAATGTCCACCTCGCTCCAGACGCCAAGCATGACTTGCGAGAAGTCGCCCAGGATCAGAGTGCCGGCCGGAACGCTCTTGCTTGCGGACAATGGCAGGCCAGCCAGCGAACCGCCGTCATACAGGAAGCCGCTACCGGAGCCGGGCACCTTCTCAGTGCTTGCCAGGGCGGTGCGCACGGCGGCAGAGGTCAGCCAGCGACCGTTCGCGATCTCCACGTCATCGAGCATTTCCAGCATCGCCAGGACTTCGGCCCAGGTATCAGGCAGATCTGCGATGGTCTGAATGCCGGGTGTTTGCAAGATGCCCAGCGGCTCACCAGCAGCGCCGGAACCGTTGATGATGGCGCGGTCGATCTGGCGGGCGATCAGGAAAGACAGATCCTCACGCACCAGTTGTTCGATGGCAGGGCTGGATTGCTGGATAAGCTGGCGGCTCATCTCGGTTTTGCCACCAACGTGCTTGGGCGTCAGGGTCACGCCGTCGAAGCTCATCTGGCCTTCGGGTACGGCTTGGCCTTCAGTGACCCAGCCAGTTTCCAGACCGGAACCGTATTTCGGCACGGTGACGTTGCCGCGCAGGCCAGTCAGCACACGGATGCCCAGCGAGCGAGCCAGCAGGGCTTCACGCAGCGGCCCGATGTACAGGTCGGCGCGGTGGTCAGTACCTACCAGTTCGGGAGCGGTCGCCGTGGTGTTGGCACGCTTCTCCAGGCTGGCGAACGGTACGAATGCGCCCTCGGCTTTGCGGCCGGTACGGATCTCGGCTTCGCGGGCATATTCCAGTTCGGCACCGTCCAGGGAGCGGCCTTCCATCTGAGCGCGCAGCACCTTGATGACCGACACGCTACCGGCCAGGCGGTCGAGGTCAGTCGATGCGTTCTGGCTTACCGGAGTACCAGCAGCGCGGCGTTCACAGTCGGCCAGGTGCTCGGCACGCTCGATCTGGGTGGACAGGGTGCGTTCTTCAGCCTTCAGGCTCTCAAACTGCTTGGTTTCATCGGCAGACAGATCGCGGCCTTCAGCGGCTGCGGCATCTACCAGGGTTTTCATAGCGGCGACCTTGGCGGAGCGCTGCTCGCGTAGGGCGGAAATCTTCATTCGTTGATACCTGTATGGTTGTATGACACGCAAATATAGTTTACGTGTCTATCCATACAGTATCAACAAATCTATTGACAGTATTTAGGTGGGCGTTGTAAGCGTCTGCGAGTGAGGCGTTTTGGTCTCAGTGAGACGTTTTGGTCTCGGTGAGATATCCCCAGTTCTGGGGAAAACCCGCTGCCTTGATAGTGGGAAACCCCCGGTCTTGATCGTGGGAAACCGCCGATCTGGTCCGAGTCGGACAGGTTGGTCTGTCTCGCGTGTCGAAAACGACACAGTGTGTTGATTCCTACACAGTGGAAACCCAGCGATAACCCAGCCGGTTAGGGTTGGGTTTCAACGGTTGTTGAACAGGTGTTGAACGATCGCTGAACGACTGGTGCACGAAACGTGCTCAGTTCTGAGCGCATTAAAAACCCGCACTCGGCGGGGCTGGTGGGGCGGGGCGGTCAGTGAATGCGCCGCGTATCGAGCGAGGCCAGATCCTCGTCGCTGAGCACGCCGGCAGCGAACAGGCCCTGCAGGAAGCCCGACAGCATCTTGGTATCCAGCTCGCCCCGGTCGGCGTCGGCCTGGTACATCGCCAGCGCGGCGACCGCTCCGTCACAGTGGGCGACCATTGGCGCGATCTTGGCGAACAGTGCGCGTTCTCCCAGCTTCATGGTTCGTAGCGCTCCAGCAGCTTGCCAAGGCGCTTGACGATCCCATCCAGAGATACGGCCAAATCTGGACGCATCTCTCCGTCACGGAGCTGGCAGAGGTCGGAGAAGATGCCGACTAGCATCACTTGGCCGAATACGTCGATGTGCGCGCCTTGGTCGTCGATCACGATTCCGCAGTCAGGGTCGATATGAACGATGTTGGTCATGCGTGACGCTCCTCGTTTGTAGCCACTTGCTGCCCTGAATATCAGTAGATACCTGGCAGAATC